CACTTGATACTACAAGTATATCACAACTATACCCCCAAAACAATAGACTATTTTCTACTAGAAAGTGATTACAACAACGAGCAACAACAGGATTAAAAAACAGCAACGAGCAACAACAGGCTCACAAAATTGAAAATTGAACAATTTTTTACTTTCTATTAGAAAGTGAGCACAAAATAGAATAGCCCCCACGACAGAATCGTGAGGGCTATTCGTAGATAGTGATTAGTTATGCTTTAATCATCATCTTTCTTCTGGTATTAATTGCACTTTCTAACTTATCAAGTGCCTCATCGTAAGAGCCGTTACCGATAGCCTCGGTCACACTTTCTAACTTAGGGGCATTAGGTAACTTGAAAGTCTTATCTTGAATAAGTTGCTTCCAGTGCTCTACATCCTTGATATTCAACATGTCCGACTTATTGAATACACCAGTGATGAGTAAGTTAAGAGACTTCTGCGCTAACTTCTCGGATGTCTTAGTAAGACCGACATTAGAGAGAGTCGCACCTATCCAGTCGTATCTACTAATCGTGCTCATAGATACACCAGAATCTTCGCTAACTTTCTTAACCGATGTAGTGCCTTTCTGTATAGCCATATTCACCATATAAGACACCTCGTGGACGCGACCATAAACAGACTTAGAAACTTGACGGCGTGCGTCTTTAAGTTTCTTAATATCTTCCTTAGTCTTGCCCTCGACTTGCTTATCGTAATTAAATCCATTCTCTAATTCGCTAACTAACTTAACGATTACTTCATGGGTTAATTCGACTACTGGTGCTACTTCTGCCTTGCTCATATCTTCTCTTCTCTTTAATGGATGACTAGTTTCATCCGATAGATGACCCACGAATGGGGCACCTATCGCACGACATAACACTTGGTCACTCATAGATACAACTATACCCGATGACTAGCCCTAATCTCAATAGGGTGCTTTCTATTAGAAAGTGAACCACCCGATACATCCACCGACCACGCGCCACCTACCGACCACCACCCCTCAAGGGGGTAATCATCAGCTTTGATCCTTACCCCCTCCGACCTGCATAAACTAATTAAGTCGGCACCCTAAGAAAGTGCAGGAGATTAGCAGACCTATCACTACTACTAGTTGTTTATGTAATTACTTATTCCCTTTAATGCCCCACGATAATCTAAACAAGACCCCAGAGTGTTAATAATTGATGATACGAGGGGGCTGTTCCTCCAATCTTTAACTTTTTGTAGTTGTTTGACCTGCAATTATGTACTTGTTATAAAATTGTTACTTCCTGATGTGTTAGGTTTTGGTGTGCTAACAGGTTAGATATAATGTAAGGGTTTTTTTATATTACATTCGCTGGGCTCATGGCGAATGGGGTAGTGTTTAATGGAAATTGCTTGTTGCAATTTCCTTATATAATATTATATTAGTGGTGGTTTATGTCTGCTAGACTTGGTGATGCTCACCATACTAAGGCTTTAAGTGCCCAGCATAAGGATGATTTCCTTAAGGCTTTAGGTTCGGGTATGACTGTGGCTGATGCATCTAAGGTGGCTGGGGTTAAGGCTGACACGGTCAAGTATTGGACTAAGACTGACAAAAAATTTCGCGAACTTTTGGATGATGCACGTATCTCTAGGGATGAGGTACGGTCAGGTAAGAAGTCTGCCGAAAAATTTGAAATAAACTTTAAAGACTTTTCTGAGCAGTATTTGGATATGAAGGTTTTCCCCCATCAAGAGAACTTTATCTCCCTGCTGGAAAAAGGGGAACCTGCCTGGTTGCATGAGGCTATGGTGTATGAACCTGCCTCCCCAAATAGGGTACTTATTAATATTGCCCCTGAGCATGCTAAGTCCACTACTGTGACCATTAACTACTCAACTTATAGGATTGCGCTTAATCCTAATATTCGTATCATCATTGTGTCTAAGACTTTGTATAAGGCACGTGAGTTTGTGTACGCTATTAAGCAAAGACTATCTCACCCTCGCTGGCAGAAACTGCAGGCCATGTACGGTCCTGATGGTGGTTGGGAAGAAGACGCCGACACTTGGCGCACTGACACAGTGTACCTTGGTGCTGAGGCTAGGGACTCTTCCGAAAAAGACCCTACCATTCAAGCCTTGGGTATGGGTGGACAAATTTACGGTGCACGCGCCGACCTTATTATTCTTGATGACTGTATCACTGGTGCTAACGCGCACGAGTGGGAAAAACAAATCAAATGGTTGCAACAAGAAGTTATCACACGTCTTGGAAAAAACGGTAAACTACTTATAGTAGGAACACGTATTGCATCAAACGATTTGTACCGCGAACTCCGTAACCCTGAACATTGGTCTGGGGGCAAAACCCCTTTTACCTATTTGGCTATGCCAGCAGTTCTTGAGATTGCGGATAAGTGTGACGACTGGGTGACACTTTGGTCCAGAAGCGACCGTCCTTGGGACGGTGACGAGGACACCACACCTGATTCTGACGGATTGTATCCTAAGTGGGATGGTCCTGCGCTTTACCAACGTCGCTCAGAAGTCACACCCTCAACATGGGCTATGGTATACCAGCAACAAGATGTTGAACAAGACTCTATTTTTCCACCTGTATGTGTACAAGGTTCAGTTAATGGTATGCGTAAAACAGGTGCTATACGTTTTGGTTTACCTGGGCATCCTGATAAAGGAAACTTCCGAATTGTTATGGGCATGGACCCTGCAATGTCTGGTGCCACAGCAGCAGTTATAGTTGCTGTAGACGTTGACACAAAACAACGTTTTATCCTTGACGCAGTAAACATGACCGAACCAACCCCAGCCAAAATCAGGGACTTGATTGAAGACTGGGCAATAAAATATCAACCTAACGTGATTGTTGTGGAGAAGAATGCGTTTCAGTTATTCCTTACGAAAGACGAAGCGATACGTGATTTTCTTGCTTCTCGTGGAATCGTATTTCGTGAGCACTTCACTGGTAACAACAAATGGGACGTCGATTTTGGCGTTGCATCGATGGCTCCTCTGTTTGGAACGTCTAGCGAAAACAAATTCGTTAGAAACTCCAACCTCATAGACTTACCTTCCACTGCAAGCAGTGAAGGAATTAAGGCTTTAATAAACCAACTCATTGTCTGGAAACCAGATATGAGAAAAGGTCAACCATTTGACATGATAATGGCTCTATGGTTCTGCGAAATTGTGACAAGGGAATGGGTTGAAAGAAACAACTCAGGTCAAAAATACATGCAGTCCAGATGGCATTCAATGAAACAATTGAACACAAGGCAAGTTGTAGATTTAGATGAAGCATTCGCTGAACAACAGCAAGAAGTATACTACAGTTAAGGAAACATATGCCAAAAGATAATAAAAAGAAATCAATGGGTACATCAAGAGCGTCTAACCGTCGTGGTAACGCAGCCGATGTACAAAAATCAATCTCTGCTAATACTAAAAAATATAACGCAATGACACCTGCACAAAAGAAAGCATACGTTGCTAAACAAGCAAAGTCTGTGGCTAAAGGTGTAGTAACAGTTGCTTCAATGACTGGTGGTGCTGGACTAGCACGTAAAGGTGGAGCAGTTGCTGTTCGTAAAATGGTACCTGCAAGACAAATGAAACTTGACCAAACCCTTAACAAGATGAAAAGCGCTTTAAGTAATTCTAAAGCACCTGCAAGAACAACTCGTGCAAGCCAACCAACAACAAAATTAGAACAAAACATTGGTAGAACTACAGCCTTAAGAAGAAAGTTCCCAGAAAAGTACAACCCAACCGTAAAAAAAAAGTAACTAACCCTGACTCACCGTTCTTAAAGTTTGTTGAACCTGGTAAAAGAAACACCAAAACAGTTCAAGAAGGTATTGCTAAAATTGAAAGAAGCAAAAACAGAGTTAATCCTGACGGAACATTAAACTTTTTCTATGTTCCTAAAAAAAGAAAATTCAGAGGTAAGTAGTGTCATTAAATATAACACAGATAGCAAACAAAGTTGAGGCATTAAAACGCCGTAACGCATCACGCGATGCACGTATGGGTGACGTTTTAGAAGTACGCCGAGGCAACCTTGTTAACGTGTTCCCAGAAATGTTCCCTGAAGGTGCAACAAAGGCAATGATTGCAAACTTCGTTGACGTTGCTGCACGCGACGTCAGCGAGGTACTAGCACCTTTACCATCATTTAACTGCACATCAGCCAACATAACTGACCGTGCCAAAAAATTTGCTGACACAAAAACACTTATTGCAAACAACTATGTACAATTCTCACGCCTACAAACACAAATGTATCAAGGCGCAGACTGGTACGGCACCTACGGTTTCCTTCCAATCGTTGTTGAAGCAGACCAAGAAGCCAACATGCCACGTATTCGTGTGGAAAACCCTTTAGGTTCATACCCAGAGTACGACAGATACGG